GGCAAGCTCCTTGGGAAAACCGCCCTACCCTACACCACTCAGAAGGCCAGTGCGCGTACGTAGGCCTGGCAGGCATGCAGGGCGATCAATCCTTCGTCGCCGTCGGCGGTGATGGCGATAATTCGTTGAGCATGCGCCGGGTCAAGTCGGGCTCGCGAGGAGCCATGAACCAGGCTGCCGGCGGGGGTGGTGGCAGGCACAATGGTGGAGTCGGTGTCGCTGGCGAGGAGGACTGACAACCGCAGATCAGCAGTAGCCAGGCGGTCGCGCAGGCGCGCCTGAGTCTGTCGGGCATCGATAAGCTCCCGGGAATGGATCTGGTCAGCGGACTGGATGCGTTGTTCGAGGGCCAGGCGGCGGCCCTGCTCATCCTGCAATCGTGCGGCAAAGGCCTCGGCCTGTTGCCGACGCTCGTCGGCGTATTCGTTTTCGCGCACGGCCATGGCCCGCTCATGACGCCAGGCCTGGACCTGCCAGGTCAGCGCGCAGGCCGCCAGCACCAACAGCGCCAGCGCGATCAGGCGTGCGCCGTTCAACACAGCACCTCCCGCGCCCGAACCCAGAGCTTGAGGCGATCCTCCAGCCCGTTGAGCCCGCCATTGATGTGCCGGGTGATGCGATTGAACTCGCCAAGATCGGCCAATCGATTGAGCCCGCGCGAATGCCAGAACCAGGCGGCAGACTCCGTCGCCCACTGGGGTTCCTCAAGCATCTGCGGACGCGCCAGCAGGCGCTCGTCCTGGAACAGCGCCATGCTGCAGGCACGGTAGTTGTTGCGTCCGGTGATCTGGATCAGGCCGCGGCCGCAGTACAGTTGGCCATCGCCATCGGCCTCGGGGGTGTTACCCAGGCGCAGGGCCAGGGTGCCGGTGTCGTAGCGCGCCAGGTACTGGTCCTGGCCCAGTTCCTTCACGTAGCGCAGTTGCCCCGACTCGTGACCGATCTGGGCGAGAAAGGCGGCCATGCGGCGTGGTGTGTCGATGGACCAGTGCGCCATGGCAGCATTCAATGGCGCAACGAAAACGCCCGCTGAGGTGCGGGCGTTGGGATAGATGCGGAACAGCTCGGATTCTGTCAGGTTCATTTGGGCTCCTTGCTCTGCGTAACCTTGAGCGGCTTGCTCTGCCGGGTCTTTTGGCTTTTCGCCGTGGACTTGCCCTGGTTGGTGCCGTTGCATTGCACGGTGGTGTCCCAACCCGAAACGGTGAAGGTCTGGGTTACCGTGTCGATCAGGTAATCGCCATCCAGCCCATCCTTGAAACCCTGCACCCGCAGCATGCGCTCGGCAAACAGGTCGGTGCGTCCGGCCATTTCCAGGGACACCGTGGCGGTACTGCGCTTGAAGGCCTCCATGCGGGCCTTGGCTGCCTGTTCCGCGGCGCTTCTGTTCGGATAGATATGCCGCTCGGTAAAGACCGCACCGACATCATCGGGCTTGTCTTCGTTTTCCACCCGGACGGCCTGCTGCTGGCCGCTGGCCGGATCCTGGTAATGGGTCTGGGCCGCCTTGTACGTAGCCCGGTCCTTCAACTGGAACTTCCAGCGGCGCACATCATGCAGCGCTACCCCGACCACCCCGAGGTCCTTGCCACTGGCGCTCTTGCCAGCCTGGCGGGGCAACACCAACAGCGCACCGTCGGCGATCTTGGCGGTACAACCGTATTGCTGCGCGATGCGGGTAATAAAGTTGAAATCCGATTCCTTGACCTGTTCGACCCGAGGAATGGCGGTGATCACCGGGCACTGTGGCTGCCAGCCATTGCGCGCGGCGATGTCGCGGACAATCTGCTGCAGCGTCCTGTTCTCCCAGCTACCACTGCGAATGGTCTTGCCGGTCCCGCGCATATCCGCTGCCTTGCCGCGGATTTCCATGGTCTGGGCCGGTCCGCTGAGATCGATCTGATCCACCGTATAGCGCCCCAGCCGTGTCAGCTCCTGACCGGAATAGCCGAGGTAGACTTCCAGTTGCGCTCCCCGCGCCGGCAGGGCCAGGGCACTGTCACGATCATCGAGCCTAAGCTCGAAGTCATCGGACTCCATCCCCGTCTTGTCGGTAGTGCGCAGGAGCAGGACACGGTCGTTGATCAGCGCCGTTATGTCCTCGCCGTCGGCGATGATGCGAAACACAGGTTGCATGTTCAGGCTCCCGAAAAAAGCAGACCCCGCACGAGGCGGGGTCTGACACTGCAAATGGCTCAATCCCACAGCATGAGCATGGAGTCGCTGGCGCCGGACAACACCGGCAGCCTGATCAGCACGCCAGCGCGAAACGGCTGGGCTTCGTCGGCCAGGCCCTGGTTGGCTGCCAGCACCGCCTCGACACTGCCGCGCAGATGCCCGTAGTAGTGCTGGCACAGGGTATCGAGCAGATCCCCTTCAGAGGTTCGGCATATCGTCGCCATAGCTCACGAACTCCAATGTGAAAGCTTGCTTGCCCGGGATGCCGCCTGCCAGGAGGCTGTCCTGGGTTTCGGTCACGCTGACCAGGCACCAGTTGCCGAGGATCTCCCCGTAGCCGGTGGCAAGACTGAAGGGTTTCAGTTGCTGGCCGATGCTGCGCAGGCGCTCAAGTTGACCGAGCCCGCCCTTGAAGGAAGGAAAGATCGCGCCGTCCAGGGTGATCTTGTCATCCCCCATGGCCACGGCCTGCTGCGCCTTGCTGCGCGACAGGCGATCCTGACCGGCCCAGTTGAACGCCTTGGTGCGCTTGAACTGGCTGAACGCTGCGGTATCAAGGTTGAAGTAAAAAGCTTCCGCGCCGTTTTCCAGCGGTTGCAGAACCAGCAGGTGTGGAAAGGGCTTGACCGCTTCTTCCGCCGGCGTCGTCCGGGGCGCGAAAGCGCCGGTCGGCAGGATCGCGCCCAGCGACGGGCTGATCTTGCCGGCAACCCGGTTGATCGCTGCGGCGGCCTTGCCGGCTTGCTCGGAGAAACTCTCCAGCCGGCCCTCGACCTCGCTTATGACACTGACCGCCCGGTTGTACGTCGCCGCAACCGTCCCCACCGTCGATTGCGCCACCTCGATGGCGCGCAGGGTGCGTTGCAGCTTCTTGCCGATGATTTCGCCCACGAAGGGCAGGTTTTCCAGCTCGGTAGCGGCACCGGTGATATCGCTGACGGCGCCATTCAAGGGCCCCAGCATTTCATCGGCACTGCGCCGCCCGGCCTCGCCCGCCGCTACCAGTGAGCGCAGGCTGGATTGCATCGATTCCATGTAAGCCATGATTTCTCCTCAGGCGACAAAGGTGACGGCAGGTGTGTCCCAGATATGCCCGCCGCTATTGGCCTGCGCGGCGTAGCCGTTGAACAGGCGCTGGATCTCCGGCTGCAGGACCCGAACCAGTTCGGCAGGGTCGGTCACGCTGCCCTGGATATTGATGGCAATGGTGGGCGACACCGCAAAATGCTGCGGCGTGCTGGTAGTGATCGACACGGGCGCGGGAGCAGTGGGCGCCGGCAAGCCGGCGGCCGACGGAACGGCTTCGCCCAAGGAGCGGACCACGTCACCGGTTTTCAGAGGCAAGGGAGGTCGCTCACCTGCCGGTTGGCCAATCGCCGGATTGGGGCTGTCGATCCTCGCGCCCCGGAACGGGATGACCGGTGCCAAAGGACGAACGCCCTGCCCCGGATCACCCGTTTCGCCGGGCGTCTTGAGCAACAGGGCAGCCGCCTCGGGTGCCTTGACGACCGTCAGCAACTTGCCGGCATCCGCCCCGGGCAGTTCCGCCAGGGGAGGCCTGGCGCCAGACGCATCCGGCCTGGCCTCGTCGCCCCAGAGTTCATTGACCTTGCGCCCCGCAACCTTTCCGAGCTCGCCACCGATGTAACCACCGGCCAGCGCCCCGACAGGCCCGAGGAACGCCCCAAGCAGGCCCCCGGCCAATGCCCCCGCGGCCTGACCATAGCCTTCGGCTTTTTCCCGACCGGTTTCGGCGTTCTGGTAAGTATTGATCGCCATGACCGCGCTACCTGCTACCGCCAGGGCACCGCCCAAGAGTTTTGGCACAAGCGGAACCTTGGAAGGGCGCGGAACTTCTGGCAGAAGCGTCCCGACCTTGGTCACAGCCTGCCCGACACGCGCGCGCCACCCGGGCGCGCCGGGTGCCGGCTTGAAGATCGTTGCAGCCGCCTCCGCCAGCACCTTGCCGCGCGGTCCCGCGACCGTCCGTACCGCATCCAGCAAGGCCTTGCCCTTGGCCAGCACGGCGAACGAGGTCACCAAAGCGGCCCCCCCTACCACGACCCCGCCAAGCACGGTTACCACCCCGCCCAACTGCTCGACCACCATGCCCAGGATGTTGGCGCCGGTGGTCATCAGGGAGGTCCATTGCGAGTAGAGCGGTGCCAGGGCATCGCCTACCGCAACCGAGACCCCGTCGTAGGCGGATTGCTGCGCCTTGCCTTGCCACTCGAGCGTTTGACGGCGGTCCGCCAGATCATTTTCGATGTAGTTCGGGGTCGGCCCCTTGGCGCTCGACGGCATGAACGCCTGGCCGTACCGGCCCATGTCGGCCGCGGAATTGCCTCTCTCGCGCTGGTACTCGAGAAAGAGCGCTTTGGAATTGCTGACGATGTCGTTGTAGTTCCCGGTCTTGCCCGATTCCTGTTGAAGAATCGCCGAGAGACGAATGGCGTCCTGCGGATCTCCTCCTACTTGCGGAAGCAGCCGCGTGATCGCCTCGGCTGTCTGGGAAATGCCAAGCGATCCGGCGCCAGCCTGGCCGACAAGGGTATTGAGCAGGCGTTCGAGCCCATCGCTGCCCTGCCCCGGGGAAAGGGTACGAAACAGTCCGGCAGTCACGCCTTCGCTTACCTGCTGGCCATCGCTGAACCTGGCGGCAAGACGCCCCTCCGGCACCAGCGCGTTGAGACCCATGCCGGCATCGAACATGCCCAGGAGCTGGCTGGCAGCTTCGGTTTTGCTCAGGCTGGTGCCATAGGTCATCCTGCCGATCTGCGCCTCGATCCTTGCCCTCTGTGCCTCTCGCTGCGCGGGATCCTTCTCTCCCTGGATCACCAGCTTGCTGACGATGCCCTCGTAGGTGGCGAAACGATCCACAGCACCGTCCGCCGACTGCAGGACGGTTCGGGATGCATCGTTAACCCGCTCCTGCGCATCCTCCCTGCCGGATGACTGCCCGGCAGCCGGAAAACGCACGGCCCCCATGGCCTTGCCCAGCTCCTCGTAGGATTTGGTCAACCTGGGCAAGGTCTCCAGTTGGGTGGACAACCTCTTGCCGATCTCCCCCAGGGAGGCCTGCCATTTCTGCGCCGACTCCGCCGCCGCGTCGTTGGTCATCCTCAAGGCCGAGGCAAGCGGTAACGCCTGCTCGGTGGCGCGCCTCAGGGCCTCGCCGATGCGCAATGCCAACGACTCGATCCGCACCACCTGGGCCTCGACCAGGTCGAAGACCTGGCCAAGGACAGGTTCGACGGCACCTCCTATGTTTATCTGGACTTTCAGTTCGCCCGCCATATGTCCTCCATGCGCGCAAACCGGCTCACTCGGTGAGCCACCAGACCATGTCGGAATACGACATGGTCATGATCTCGGTGGCAGAGAAATTCAGCTCCCTGGCGAGCCGCTTCGCTGCCGCTTTCTGACGCGAGGGATCAAAGCTCGTCGTCCTGCACCAGGCGAAAATAGCCGGCCTGCAGACGGCTGTAGTCCTTCAGGGCCAGGCCTTCCAGATCCTTGACAGCGACTTCGGCGAGGGAGGCGAACAGGTTCAGCTCCCGGGTTTCGTCGTCGGCACCGCCCGATTGCGCGGCGCGCAGGTCACGCACCGTGGGCGCCCGCAGCGACAGGCTGTCGACCTGAATGCCGTTGGCCTCGGTGGCGCGGCTCAACTTCACCACCACGCTGTCCGCGCTGACGGTCAGCCAGGCGGGTACCTTCGTTGCTTGCTTCATACGAGCTTGTCCTTGTGTCAGAGGCCGAGGGCGGTACGCTGGGCGGCGAGCTGGTCAACGCCGTTGACCACGCGCTTCATGCCCAGCGGGTCGATCTCGTACAGCAGCCGGCCATCGATCTCCAGCTTGTAGTAGGTCAGGGACACGACGTGATTGGTCTCCGGCTTTTCCGAGGTTTTCCAGTCGCCCATCTCGACCTCCTTGAGCATGCCGCGCAGGGTCACCACCACCGGCGTGATCGCCCCTTTCAGGCCCTTGAATGCTCCACGGAACGTGCCGTTGAATGCCGAGCTGTCGGCCAGGCCGAAGAACTTCAGCGCTTCACGGCGAACGCCGGTGGTCTTGAAGCTCGCGCTCAGCGCCTCCATGCCCTGGTCGATCTCGATCGCGGTATCCATGCCACCGACACGGTGGCTCTCGACCTTGATGGCGAGCTTGGGCAGGGTCAGGCTAGTGACGTCGCCCTGGAAGCTGACGCCATCGACGAACAGGTTCAGGTTCGCCAGGGTTTGCGGAATCATTGCCATCTGTTGTTTCTCCTTAAGCGTTTTGGTCGAGGACTTCGGTCAACCACTGGTTGGTGACCTCGACGCGGAAGTTGGGGTTTTCGGCAGGCGGTACGTCGGTGAAGCGGATGTTCCAGTAGACCTTGCCCTGCTCCAGCTGGCTGGCGGTGTTCAGGTCCGGGTCGGCGTAGACCTCGAAATTGATGATCGCGCCCTGGGCCTTCAGGTCGCGCATGAAGTTCTCCAGGCCCTCGGTCACGTCCTTGACGTAGGTCGCGGTGATCGAGCGGTCCACCGCCCACTTGTGGCCGTAGAGGATCGCGTCCATGACGATGTCCATGGTCCGCACGCGGGTGACGAAGGCCCATTTCGGATCGCTGGACAGGGTGCGATTGCCCCACAGGCGGAAGCCGTCGTCGCGGATGATGGTGGTGATGTTGGCGTTGTTCAGCAGGTTGGCCCGGCAGCTTTCATCACCGTCGAGGAACTCCACGGCACGGGTGGTACCGGTGATGCCGACGAACTCCTTGTTCGACGGCGAAGCCCAGAAGCCGTACTCGTTGTCGGTCCAGGCGAACAGACCGGCGACCCAGGCCGAGGCCGGTGCATCGATGGTGGCGTCGGCGCCGGTGTCCCAGTACTGCACGCCCGGATCGACCATGAACGCGCGCTTGGCGCCGAAGTTTTCCGCATAGGCCAGGGCGGCCTCGTCGGTGGTGCCCGGACCGTCGATGATGGCCAGGCCGCGCAGCTTGTCGGCCAAGGCCACCAGGGCGGTGCCGACGGCTTGTGTGGCGCTGTGTTTCGGGGTTACCAGCAGGCGTGGCTGGGCGTTGAAACGGCTCTTGCCGTCGAGCAGCGCCTGCAGGCCGGTGCGCTTGCCGTTCGCCTCGACGCCGCCGATGATCGCCGAGGTCTGCTCGGCGGCGTCGCTCAGCCTGGCCACGCCGCAAGCGACGATGACTGCCTTGGCCCGGGCAAAGACGGCCTGGCAGGACTTGGTGATGGCGGCATCGGCACCGAACGCAGCCACAGCTTCACGCTCGCTGGTGATCAACACCAGGTCGTTGGCCTTGGCCGTGGCGGTCGGGCCCTCGGTGAAGGTGTCGACCAGGCCGATGATGGAAGAAGACGGCAACGCGATGCTGCGCGCACCGGTGTCGACGTTGGTTACGGTGACGCCGTGGAAGAATCCACTCATAGGTATTTCTCCAGATGTGAGAAGGCCCCGTCGGTGCGGGGCCTTCGAAAGGGTACTGCAGACAAGAAAATGCCCCGGTGGTACGGGGCATCAGTGAATTTGGGAAGTGATCCAGGGCGGAGCCGCCGGGCGACTCGACGCAGCAGGAAACTCCAGCGACTGCGGCCAATCGCGCAGCGCTTGCAAATAATCCAGCAACTCGGCGTATTGCTCCGCAGTCAGGCTGGTCCGCCGCTCAAGCTGCAATTCATCACGATGCCGGTCTCGAAGCCAACTGACACGGTTGATCTGCTGATCCCGCCAAATCCGCTCGTGCTGCTCATTCTCCTCCTGGGTCGGTACGGGTTCGACATAGGGGGTGCTGCCTGCACCCTCCTCCAGGGCACGAGTTATCCGGGCATGTACCTCCGGCGTTTCAGCCTGCGTCGCGTGAAACGGGCAACCATTCAACGTCAGAATGAAACTGCCATCTTGCTTGACCTGAATACCCGAAAAATCATGCCGCGGATCGTTTTCCACAGCGGTTTCTGGTGCTGACTGCTCTTGCATCACTGGATCCTCCAGGCAAAACCTACAGTGTTACTGTTGTATCCAACGACGGTACCACCAGCAGCAACACCCGACAGTGCACCAAGCGCCTGACCACTGCCGTTGTAGCCCACACAGTGATAAGCCCAGCTCCCCCCACTGGGTAATTGGCCCGAGCCGTTCAACGTCACCCATTGCCCTGACGCGGGTTTCAAGAATGTCGCTGAGGTATGAGCTGCCGCACCATTCGAATAGAGCGTGCCTGCGTTGAGTGCCTGCAATGCACCACTGCCATTGAGCAAGTGGAGCGAAGGGTCCTGATTCTTATGAACCAGACTGATCGATGTCGAACCACAGGCCAGTGTCATCATGGCCTGGGTCGAAGCACTGGTGCCTGGGTTGTTCAGCGCAAGACAAGGGTTGCCCAAAACCTGATTGGGCAAGTTGATGGAAATTGCGCCATCTACAGCACCGCCTGACTTATTGAACTTGGTGGCCAGCTGATTGCTGACGGTGGTAGAGAAATTGGCATCATTGCCTAACGCCGCTGCCAGCTTGTTGAGGGTATCAAGCGTCGCAGGTGATGAGGCGACAAGGGCGGTGATGGCATCGGTAACGAACTTGGTGTTCGCCGCCTGATCGGTCGCCGTGCCGGTCGTGGCATTGGGCACTCGCGGCGTGCCGGTGAAGACAGGGCTGGCCAGGTTCGCCTTGGTCGCTGGATCGAAATTGGCTTCCGTCCAGATCCGGCGGAAAGTGCCCGCTCCCTGATAAACCGTACGAGCGTAAAACTCCTCCTTGCCATTGAGCGCCCCAAGGAAATCAACGCTTTGCTCACCGCCGCCCCAGGTAACATGGGTACCCACGGCATAGGTGACTCCTGCAGGTCGGTCCTCGGTAGCCGGGCCCGTCGAAATGAAACGGGTTTCGGGAATTGCGCTGATACGTCCTTGCACCGCATCTGGTCTGGAAAGAAGGCCCCCACCATATTTGGGCATCGCATCTGTGATGCCGTAACCACTGAGTGTCGTGGATTTGTCAGCCTTGCCGTCCGGATTGAAGTTACCTTCGTGCCACAGCTTCTGCCAGGTACCGATACCCTGAGAGTCGACACGGCGGAAGCCAACCCAGTCCCTGTTCATACCCGCTAGCATTTCGAAGCTGTAGTTATTCTCCGGGTACTTGATGTGGAAGCCAGTACCATAGTCGAGCGCGGCCGGGGCATCGGTCGTTTCAGGCCCGACGCTGACAAACTGGGAAGCGGGCAATGCCGCCAGTGGCCCGGTGACGAGCTTTGCCGTAGACATCCAGCCACCAGCATCCTTTGGCATGGCATCGGTGATGCCATAACCGCTCAGCGTGGTGGATTTGTCGGCCTTGCTGCCTGGATTGAAGTTGCCATCATGCCAGAACGCACGCCACGCTCCTGGAGTGCCATCGGAAAGGACATGCCTGGCACCGTACCAATCGGATGTAATGCTACCTACGAAGTCGACAGCATACTGTTCCGCCGGATACTTGATGTGCACACCGACCCCATATGGAATGGCCGTCGGCTTATCAACTGCAAGGTTTGCAACACTGATGAATTGCGTTGAATCCAGATCACTGATTTTTCCTCGCACGAAATTCGGCGAGGACAGGACCCCGCCCGCCCCTTTCGGTAGCGCATCCGTAATGCCATATCCGGCCAGGGTCGTGGGATTCGATCCTTGTAGAACGACGCCCCTCTCATTGACCTTGACCTGTGTATAGGTCCCGGCAGTCTTGTTGGGCGGCAGGATGGCCAGGATCGAACTGTCGACGTAATCCCGCGTCGCCAGCACCACGGCCGGGTCTATCTTGAGTTGCACATTGGCGGTACTGGTGACCATCAGGTTCAAGCGCACTACCTGGGTCTTGCCGGTGCCTTGCGCCAGCAGCGGCTTGTAGCTGGGCGCACAGTTGGCCACGGCGACCAGGTCACCGGCCGCATCGTAAAGGCCGATCTCGCGGATCCACCAGCCGCCGACGTCCGGCGGAATCACCTGCTCGGCGATGATGATGCTGGCATCCTTCGGGTCCACCGAAAGCTGGTTGAGTGGCGCCCGGCGACGCTCGTTGATCAGTTTTGTCTGGGTGCGCGAAGGCACCGGATCGGTATTGTTGGCGTCGCCCACGCCCATCTGGGCGAAGGTCCAGGGCACGCCCAAGGCGTTCGCGTTGGCCTGCTTGGCCTCCCCCACGGCGGTGAGGATCGCGAAGAACTGGCTGTTCTGGTCAGTCATGAGTAAACGTCCAGGGTTTCGATTTGATGGTCACGGCCGATGAAGCCGTGGTTGCCGCGTACCTCGATAACACGCGAGGTCGGCGGATAGATGTCGATGGCGTCGCCTTCGCTGAGGCCGATGCCGACGCGCAGCAGGCCTTTGCTATCGAGGGCGATGGCGAGGCCGGTCATGTGCCGGCTGACAGGCCGGGCGTCGTCGATCAGGTCCGTGAGCTGCTGATAGGTTTCTTCGCTGATGCCGTTGTCCGACACGCCGATTTTCAGGCTGAAGGTGCCCGGCGGCGCTGGCGGCACGGCCTTGAACCATTCGACGATTTCGATCAGGTAACCGAAGGGTTCCACGACCCGGCGCAACGCTCCGACAGTGCCCTTGCGGGCATGCACGTCGAACGAACCGCGGATCACTGCACGCTTGACTGCCTCCGGCCAGGCCTCGTCCCACCGATCTACCGACCAGGCAAGTGCCAATTGATGAAGCAGGTGCGGCGGACAGGTGTCGGGGTTGTACAGCGTTCGCAAGGGAATGTCGGCGGCATCCAGCGAGGCAGCCTCGACGGCCCGCTCCAGCAAGGTACTGTTGAGCGGCAAGAGACTGACCATGTCAACCTCCCAGCCGGATGTCGAAGCCGGTGCACCAGGCTGCCTGGGTCTTGTTCGGGCTCAGGTCGGTCCAGTTCGTCAGCTCGACCCGGGCAACTCCACTGATATGCAGTTGCGCGTCGATCGCGGAGCGAGGCACCTCGACCCCCAGGCGCCCACGGGGATTGATCCAGGCCTGCAGGCGACGTCTGCATTCGACCAGCGTTGCCTCGGTCTCCGGGCCACTGCCGCTCATATGCAGAATGGCGTCGATCCGGTACGGCAGGATTTGCGCACTACGCACGATAAGCCGGTCAGCAACGGGGCGAACATTGTCGTCATTCAGGCGCGCGGTGACTTGTGCCAGCAGCTCCGGACTGGCCACACCTTCGCCTTCGAGACTGAGGACGGTAACTTCCACCACCGCCGGCGAAGGACTTTCCGCGGTTGCGTCAGCGACCAGCCCGGAAGCATTGCGGGCGTGCAGGATGTAGCTGTTGCGCGGCCCGGCAGTGGTCAAGCCCTCATATACCATCTGGATCCGCTCGCGCAGGGCGTCGTCCTCTTCCAGGACACGCTCGAGCGGCGGAGTCGCATTCGGATCCGCCTCCTGGACCACCAGACGTTGCAGTTGCACATTGGCAGCCAGTTGGTCCAGGTCGCTACCCTGCGCATACGCCAGCAGCAGTGCCTTGGCCGCATCATTCACCCGGGCCCGGTTGAGCAGGGTGCGATAGGCACCGACCTCCAACAGTTTGGTCACCGGGTCGCTTTCCAGTTGCGCGGTCCAGCTGTCGCCCATGTGCGCCCGAAAGGTCGCCAGGTCAGCCTGGAAGATGTCCTCGAAATCCAGGTCTTCCAGGACCTGCGGCGCGGGCAGCGCCGAAAGGTTCACGATGCTCATGCCGTCACCTCCAGGATCTGGCTGTCACCCAGGTATTGCCCGGTGAGCTGCAGGCTGATCTGTCCGTTCACCACTGCCGTCACCCGCACCCGTTCCAGCTTCAGGCGAGGCTCCCAGCGCACCAGCGACCTGGCTACTTCAGCCTGTACCGCGCTTTTCCAGCCTTCGTTCACAGGAAGGTCGACGAAGCGGCGCAGCTTGCTGCCGTAGTCGGGACGCATGCGCCGGCTGCCCAGCGGTGTGGTCAGGATGTCCTCGATGGACTGGCGCAGGTGGGCGAGACCGGAGAACGGTTGGCCAGAGCGGCGATCCATTCCGATCATGGCGCTACTCCTGTGCTTGATTGGGGTTGTGCACCGCGGCGCGGACGCCGGGTGCGAAATACTTTTTGGTGGGCGCCATGGCGTTCCTCCGTGGCATGAAAAAGCCCGCAGCAAGCGGGCTTCAGTGCTTGTGGTTCGGCGTGTTGCCTGCGGTATCGATGATCGTGCCGCCGCCGTGGATATTTCCCGTTACCTGTAATGCGCCGTTGATCTGCACCGGGCCATTCAAGGTCAGGTTGCCAGAGGTCAGCGTGATGGAATCGGGGGTGGCCGTCAGCGTGGTGCCGCCGACCTTGAGGGTGATGCTGCCGCGGGGCAGTTCGATGGTGTAGGCGCTGGCTTGCCAGTCGTAGACCAGCGAGCCGCCATCGTCGAAACGCCAGGTTTCGACATGCTCGCGGTTGTCCGGCGCGCTGCCGGCGTTGCCATAAAGGCCGGGTATGAAGGTGCCCTGGGCCGGTTCGCCACTGGGACTGATGAGCATGCCTTGCTCGTCCAGGCTCGGTGCCCGCCAGTGCCTGGCCTTGCCGGCAGCATGGCTGTGCCAGCGCAACCAGGCGCTGGTCCAGCCGGCGCCGTCGGAAACCCGTACCCGTGCCGCCGCGAGATCGACTGCAACCACCCGGCAGGGAATCAGCAGGCCGGCGATCATGCGGTCGTGCATAGCGCTGACGTAGCTCATGCGAAATCCTCCGGGGCCTTGTAGCCGCTCTCATGTTCTGGTCCGGTATCAGGGTCGAAAGCAATTACCAACGACCCGGGCGGCTGGTTCGGCCAGGGCCATTGCACCTCGCCGAGGTGCAGCGCCTGTTGCCATTGCACCGTCCAGGTCGAGGATGAGGTGGTCGTCGGCATCGCCTGGATGGCCACGGCTTCCTCGACGAAATCGATGTTCCAGTACTGCTTGCGCAGCAGCACCATCAACTGTGTTGCCAGGATCACGGCTTCCAGCGCCGCCTGCCCATCGCAGCTGATACGGGCTTCGAACGTGACTACGAGCCGGGAATGCCCATCCACAGGATCGGCGCCCGGCTTTATATCGACGATGCCGTGAAACAACGCAGGTAGCGGTGTGTCCTGTTGCACGCCGGCATAGCTGCCGACCGTCGCCAGTTGCGGCATCGCCGCGTGGATGGTTGCGCTGATGGCCTGATGCAATGCATCGAGGTCGCTCATGATCTCTCCTTGCTGTCGGTGCCGAGCCCCAGGCGCTTCGCAGCCCAGCGCTCGTACAGCCCCATGGTGATGTCCGCGCCGCCTACGGCGGTCAGGCAGCCCAGGGCACTGGCCGCCCACATCGACAGGCCGCTGGCATACAGCAGCATCACGGTGGATACGCCGCAGACCATGCAGGCCCCCGAACGCAGTACCAATCGCCTGAGCAGGGCGCCGCCTCGCGCCCCTGCCTTGTCCGCTCGCCACATCTCGCCGGAAACCCCGCCCAGCAGCGCCAGGACGATCACCAGCCAGATCGGCATTTCCAGTAGCGTTTGTTGTTCGCTTGTCACGGTCCTGCCTCCTTTCTGCTTCCCGCACGGCGCCAGCCGAACGGGGAATGGGACCGAGCATTCACTCGGCATTCCAAAAAGCCCGGGCATGCCCCGGGCTTTTCAGTAATGCGTCGTAGAGATGCCCGCCACTACTGGTGCGCTGGGCATCTGCGCTTCGAATTGTTGACTCCGACCGCGGCCACCTGCCCGCCGGATAACTGCTTCTGGTGCTTTACGCTGCACACCCGGGCCAGTTGCCAACCCTCTGAACAGTCGAGGCCTGTTCATCGCTGCCTTTCTCGTCGCCGGTGTCTGACCGGCTTGAGACAAAAGATATGCATGTATGCATATACAGTCAATGCATTTTTGGAAGAATTTGCACATAGGGATTTGCTTAAATGCATGAAGGCCTTGTCCTACCTGGCTCCAGGCAGTTTCCGACAGGCGAAAAAAAACCCGCCGAAGCGGGTTTTCGATAACTCGGGAAGGCGATCAGCGGGCGTACATGCCCCACCAGAACACATGACCGAGGATGGAAATCTGCTCTTCCTGCATCTGCTGGAAGCTGTAGTCCTCGTCGGGATGTTCGTCGCGATTGAAGCTGCGCAGACGGATGCCGGTGGGCATGCGGTAGAGCTGCTTCACGCGGAGCTGGCCATTGTGGTTGATGGCATAGAGATCACCATCGATGATGTCGCCAATCGAGCACTTGCCCGTATTGACCCCCACGGTGGCGCCATCACGCAGCACCGGCAGCATGCTGTTGCCACGCACCGTCACGCACTTGGCCTGGTCGAACTGCACCCCGTTATGGCGCAGGCTGCGCTTGCCAAAGCGAAGGCGGGCGCGTTCGCTTTCCTCGATGACGAATCTTCCTGATCCTGCTGCCAACTCGACCTCACGGAGAAAAGGAACGGACACCTCGTCGTCCTCGACGGGGGTTTCATCGTCCCACAGGCTGATATCGCGCAATTCATCGTGCCCCGGCTCCCGCTCGGGCATCTGGCTGTCGCCCAGCTCGGCGCGCCCGCGCAACTGATCGGTGCTCACCCCGAAGTACCCGGCGATCTTCGACACATGCTTGTCTGAAGGATCGACGATCTTCTCGCTGAGAATCCGCGACAGGGTAGATTGAGGCACGCCGGTACGACGGTGCAGCTCCGTGGCGGAGATTCCGTGGCGGTCCAGCAGTGATTTAAGGACGGTTGCTACATTGCGCTTGTGCATGGCGTGCATATTGCCGAGGGTTGGAGGGAAATGCAATTGCAAATATGCATCGACTAAAATGCCCGACCCGGTTCGACGCAGGATGATGCAGACCAGTCGCCCTTCGGTCTCGGCACCTGCTGGAGAATCCCTGTACTATTAGCGGTTTCATACCCTTTCGACGACACCCTGCTCCAAGGCCTTGAATGTCCGATCTTTCCGCACACACTCCGATGATGCAGCAGTACTGGAAGCTGAAGAACCAGCATCCAGACCAACTGATGTTCTACCGCATGGGCGATTTCTACGAGATCTTCTACGAAGATGCGAAGAAAGCCGCGAAACTGCTGGATATCACCCTGACCGCGCGCGGCCAGTCGGCTGGCCAGTCGATTCCCATGTGCGGTATTCCCTTCCACTCGCTTGAAGGTTATCTCGCCAAGCTTGTGAAGCTGGGCGAGTCGGTGGTGATCTGCGAGCAGATCGGCGATCCGGCTACCAGCAAGGGGCCCGTTGAGCGCCAGGTGGTGCGCATCATCACTCCGGGTACGGTCAGCGACGAGGCGCTGCTGGACGAGCGCCGCGATAACCTGATCGCGGCGGTGCTCGGCGACGAGCGCTTGTTCGGCCTGGCAGTGCTGGATATCACCAGCGGCAATTTCACCGTGCAGGAACTCAAGGGGTGGGAAAACCTGCTGGCCGAGCTGGAGCGGACCAATCCGGTGGAACTGCTGATTCCGGACGATTGGCCACAGGGCCTGCCGGCTGAAAAACGCCGTGGTTCCCGCCGCCGTGCACCGTGGGATTTCGATCGCGATTCCGCGCGCAAGAGCCTGTGCCAGCAGTTCGCGACCCAGGACTTGAAAGGCTTCGGTTGCGACAAGCTGACCCTGGCCATCGGAGCTGCCGGTTGCCTGCTGACCTATGCCAAGGAAACCCAGCGGACCGCCCTGCCCCATTTGCGCAGCCTCAAGCATGAGCGCCTGGACGATACGGTCATTCTCGATGGCGCCAGCCGCCGCAACCTGGAACTGGACGTCAACCTGGCCGGCGGTCGCGACAATACCCTGCAGTCGGTGATCGATCGCTGCCAGACTGCCATGGGTAGCCGCTTGCTGACCCGCTGGCTGAACCGCCCGCTGCGCGATCTGAAAGTACTCCAGGCGCGCCAGGGCTCGATCCGCTGCCTGCTCGACAACTATCGTTTCGAGCGACTGCAACCGCAATTGAAGGATATTGGCGATATCGAGCGGATCCTCGCCCGTATCGGTCTGCGCAACGCCCGTCCCCGCGACCTGGCACGGCTGCGTGATGCCCTCGGCGCCCTGCCCGAACTGCAGAACGCCATGGCCGAGCTGGAGGCGCCGCATCTCGCGCGCCTGGCAGCCATCGCCGGTACTTATCCAGAGCTGGCCGACCTGCTGGACAAGGCAATCATCGACAACCCGCCTGCGGTAATCCGCGACGGCGGCGTACTGAAGGCCGGCTACGATGCCGAGCTCGATGAGCTGTTGTCGATAAGCGAAAACGCCGGGCAGTTCCTGATCGATCTGGAGGCTCGGGAGAAAGCCCGTACCGGCCTGGCCAACCTCAAGGTCGGTTACAACCGCGTCCACGGCTACTTCATTGAACTGCCAAGCAAACAGGCCGAACAGGCCCCGGCCGATTACATCCGCCGCCAGACCCTCAAGGGTGCCGAGCGCTTCATCACCCCCGAGCTGAAAACCTTCGAAGACAAGGCGCTGTCGGCCAAAAGCCGCGCTCTGGCGCGGGAGAAGATGCTCTACGACGCACTGCTGGAAACCCTGATCAGCCATCTGGCACCACTGCAGGACACCGCCGCCGCGCTGTCCGAGCTGGACGTGCTGAGCAATATGGCCGAGCGCGCGCTGACCCTGGACCTGAATTGCCCGACCTTCGTCGACGAGCCGTGCATGCAGATCAGCCAGGGTCGTCACCCGGTGGTCGAGCAGGTCCTCACCAGTCCCTTCGTAGCCAACGACCTGGCCCTGGATGACAGCACCCGCATGCTTATCATTACCGGCCCGAACATGGGCGGTAAATCCACCTACATGCGCCAGACCGCGTTGATCGTGCTGCTCGCCCATATCGGCAGCTACGTGCCGGCGGCCAGTTGCACACTGTCGCTGGTGGACCGCATCTTCACCCGTATCGGCTCCAGCGATGACCTGGCCGGTGGCCGTTCCACCTTCATGGTGGAAATGAGCGAAACCGCCAATATCCTGCACAACGCCACCGATCGCAGCCTGGTGCTGATGGACGAAGTGGGCCGTGGCACCAGCACCTTCGATGGCCTTTCGCTGGCCTGGGCTGCCGCCGAGCGCCTGGCACAGCTGCGCGCCTACACGCTGTTCGCTACCCACTACTTCGAACTGACCGTATTGCCGGAAAGCGAACCGCTGGTGGCCAACGTGCACTTGAATGCCACCGAGCACAACGAGCGCATCGTTTTCCTGCACCACGTCCTGCCCGGACCGGCCAGCCAGAGCTATGGCCTGGCAGTGGCGCAGCTGGCTGGCGTGCCGACGCCGGTGATCCAGCGCGCCCGTGAACACCTGGGCCGCCTGGAGACTTCCAGCCTGCCACATGATGTGCCCAAGGCCGCGACCAACAGTCGCAGCGCGCCAGCCGTCCCGCACCAGAGCGATCTCTTCGCCAGCCTGCCCCATCCGGCCATAGAGAAGATCGGCAAGCTCGACGTGGACAACATGACCCCGCGCCAAGCTATCGAAATGCTCTATGAACTGAAGACTCTGTTATAA